ATAGAGGAGGTAAATTTTGAGCAACTTTACAATTGAGGGTAGAGCAAAAAAATTGCAAGATATTCAGAGAAACTGGATGTGGGAACTCTTGATCCCTTCCATTTCTGATGTAACAAATGGAATCATGGGAGATGTAGAGGATTTAATTATCCGTTGTAGAACAGCGACTATTCCCGCTCGTGGTAACGAATCGCTTGAAAGTAGTTTTATGGGTATGAAGCAATTCTTCCCAGGTAAGCCAACTTTTGGTAATACATTTGATGTATCCGTTGAAGAAACGGAAGATCAAATTGTACATAAAGCTTTAACAGCTTGGCAAAATTTGATTTTTAATATTGCCCCGAACAATCCTACTGGTGGCCAATCATTAAGACCACTTAAGAGAGATGTTGCTAAAGACATTTATTTGATCATGTACAAATATAATGGTGAATCAATGGAAAGAAAGATTCGTTTCTACAATTGTTTTATTCAGAACGTTGGTGATGTTTCTATGGATTATTCCAGCCAGGCAGCCGTTCAGTACTCTGTAACATTCCAGTTCGACTTTTGGGAATTACAGAAATAATCTTCAAAGATTAAAATCTTCTATTGTATATAAATAAGTGTGGGGTGTATGATATGCCCCACACTGATTTGATTTATTTTTCGCGACAACGAGGTATTTAAAATGCCAATCGGATTAAATGGTTTAGAACTATTACGTTGGTTTCGACAACCAGAAACTGCGTATGGAAAATCTGTGCAAAGAGAATTTCAATTTTGGGGATTCTTTTTGTATAATCCTTTTTCTGATTTAATTGCTGGTAAGGGTAGTGTTCCTAGAGCGGCAAAACAGAAATTTAAAGATACTTTAGGAAATATAAATTCTGATTTCCCGCCAATTGTACAGCCTTTCCATATTCTAAGTGTAACAATACCGACTTATACCTTTGCCAAGAAGATTATGTGGTATGGAACTGTGCCAAGAACCTTTCCATATTTGAGTATGGATGGATTTAATTTACAGGTCCAGTTAGAAGAAGATGAAATTGGAAGCGTGGAATACTTTATCAACTGGAACCAAAGGAATATGATAGATTCAGAAGGATATTATACTCCACCTCAGAAGATGAAGATAAAGGGTTTCATATTAGAAGTTCAAGACCACTTTGGTATTCCAGTTGTTTATTATGTGTTTCATGATTTGTATTTTTTGGATGCTGATGCGGCGACATATTCATATGAAGGAAATAGTAGTATAAAAAGAAATGTGACATTCGGGTGTGATAGAATGTCAACAATATTCATAAAGCAAAATGGTTTTGCGGCGGCTGCTGGATTGGCTGCCGGTATTGCAGGTGTGGTGAGAGATAAAAACGGATAGATTTAATAAACACTAGGAGGTTTATAATGAGTCAGATGAAAGACATTAGTGATGAAGAATTGAGAAATATTGAACGGACGATTTCAACCCCTTCGGTAAACACCAAAAGAGAAGATGAAGACAGAGATTTGATTAGTATGGTTCAAAATATCAAAGATGGGAAATCGATTGTGAGAGAACCTGTAAATGAACCAATTGAACCTGAGGTTGCTCCCCCAGTCAACGCAAATGTTGCTCAGACTGTCAAGGCAAGTTTTATACCAGGTCAGGCATCTAATGCTAACTATTGGAAGATAGATGGACTTCCATCTAAAGGTAAATTCTATCCAGAAGGATCAGAAATCCTTGGAAGACCAATGAAGGTTTTGGAAGTCAAAAAGATTTCCTCTATGGGTGAAGAGAATGGTGACTTTGTTATCAATGATATTGTTAGAAGATGTGTTACTGGTATTGATACAAATGATTTGTATGTTGCCGATAAACTTTATATCATCTTTTGGTTGAGAGCAAACACATATAGAGACAGTGGATATATTATTCCTTTTATGTGTCCAAAGTGTGAGAAGAAATCCGAGTATCATTTTGAAGTTGATAACCTTGAAGTTAAATTTATTGAAGATGACTTTAGTCCTAATAAGGAAATCACGATGTTGAATGGTGATAAGGTTTCTTTTGATTATCTTAAGATTAAGGATGAAATTTTTATTGACAGATTTAAAGAGTTGAACTCACAGATGGTTGGAGAAATTGACGATGAACTATTAGCAATGTCTCAAATGATTAAGTCAATCAATGGAAAACAACCAACTCTATTACAGAAATATAACTGGATTATTGGGGTCGAACCCGGTGATTATTCTTACTTGAAAACCTATATGGAAAAGAAAGGAATGGGAATGAAGCCTTTCGTAAATATAGAATGTAAAGAATGTGGAGGGACTGCCCCAGTGGGGGTATCGTTTCGCGAAGAATTCCTTATTCCCGAATATAAGTTTGACTGATATTCTTGAAGTAGAATTTCAACTGGGATACTCGATGGGTATACGACCCAACTTTAATGATGTGGAATTCTACGAATTGATTTGGATGTTTGAGAGAATGGCAGAACAGAAACAGAAAGAACAGGAAGCTCAGCAGAAGAGTCAAGGAAATATGACAATGGCAGATGCAATTGGAGGACGACAAGGTGGCGGATTTAGATAAAGGTCAAGAATTTATTTCAAGGACACAGAAATTATTTGGTAGTCGCAATGAAGGCAATAGTGCTTTGAATAAAACTATGTCTTCATTTGCGACTAGTCAAGCTAAAATCTTTAAGTCTTTGGATAGTTCTATTCAAAATTTAAATAAAAATCTTGAAGGAATGGCAAAGGCTACAGATAAAAAGAAATCCTTTCAAAATTTAAATAAAAATCTTGAAGGAATGGCAAAGGCTACAGATAAAAAGAAATCCTTTGTAAAGAGAGATGATCCGATGACAAAGGTTTATAAATCTGTTGACGACCTTGAAGGATTAATGAGAGAGAATAACAAACTCCAACAACAAGATAAAAAGAAGAAGGGTAATTTCTTGATGGGTTTATTGAAGGGTGCGGCTTTGGCAATTGCTGGTGGTGGTTTACTTGGATTTTTAATGACAGGAAAGACAGAATTTTTATTTAGTGTAATTAAAGGATTTAAGAAAGCCTTTTTTGATATTCCAAAAATGATGTTTAAGGGATTGAAGAGTGCCAAAAGTCTATTTAAGATTGTTGATGTTATTAAAGATATTGGTAAGTTTGGAAGACTTATAGGAAAAGTTTTCAGTAAATTTGGTGGTAAAGGTGTTGCTAAATTGGTTGGTAAGAAACTTGGTAAAGCTGGTAGTAAAATGGCCTTGAAAAAGATACCAGGTATTGGTACGATTATGGGATTGATGTTTGGTATTGCCAGATTTAAGAAAGGCGATGTCATTGGTGGTATTGGTGAAATCGTATCCGGTGTTGCTTCAATGTTTCCTGGACCCGGAACTGCTATTAGTTTGGCTGTTGATGCTGTACTGTTACTTAGAGATTTTAAGAAATCTAAAAAGGAAGAAAAGAAACCAAGTAAGGGTTCAAAAACTGATTGGAAAAAAGTGCCAGTCATTGGTTCTTTCATAGATATGTTTGAGGGTATGAAAATGATATTTGGGGGATCACCAATCGCGGGTATCAAGCAAACATTGCTTGGTCTTAATACCTTTGGTATACCAGGTGTAGATTTTCTTATTTCCAAAACATTATTCCCATTGGTTGACGCAACAGAATGGTTAGTTAAATCAACTGCATCACTCACTACCAAGGCTGTTAAGGGTGCTGTTGCTATGGCACCTATGGCATATGATGCTTTAAAGAAAGTTCCAGTCCTTGGATGGTATATACAAGGGATAGAAGGTTTGGTTAATTTTGCAAAAGACCCAAAGAAGGGAGTTGAAAATCTTGCTGGTTTTATGAATAATATGGTACCTGGTTCTGGAGATTTATTATTAAAAGTTGGTGGTGCTATGTTTGGTGCCGCTGATTGGATAATGAGTAAAGGTAAAGAAGCGCTTAGTTGGTTAATGAATAAAGATGCTGATGTTTCTGATAATCTAAAAAAACAGTCTGCGGCTGAAAAGCCAGGTGATGTCATCAAATTAAATGACGGTAAAGCACCAACTAAACCAAAATCTATTGGACTGTTTGGAGGTCTTAAAAATTTAGCCAGTAAAGCAACTACTTCTCTTGGATGGAAAACAGGTTCCGGTGGAGTTCCGGGTCCAATCGCAGGACTTCAAT